CCTGAACGTCCCTCCGACGACTGCTCAACCCCTTTGACAAACGATAGAACCCACTTTCGAAGAGCCTTGAATCCACGTGTGCCGAACCACGCGGTACTGCGCGCGCCATGGAGGCGTAGTACGATTGCAACAACGGTAGACCACTGGTGAGTGCCAGGCCACACATACCAACTGCATTGAGTTGTGCATATAGCCCAACGCTCGCTGTCACCCGATCTAACATTGTCGCATCTTTACTGAGGCTTGCATAAGGATCACGACACATGCGGACCTCTTCCTCAGTAACGTACACCGGTTGCGTCTGACAGAAGACCAACTTCTCAAAGACGTAAACGGGTGCCTCTACCTTCATTACAAACCCTAGACTGCCAAAATAACTGGGAATACCGGTGATCACAGGGAGGAGCTGGTCCTCCTCCCCGATCAACATACAGTCATCACCATTATTAAACAGATGGACCTTCGACCATCCGTGGCCTGCCAAAGAATGTAATTGAAGGTAGCTGTGTACCATGGCACACATGATTAAACAATTGCCCATGGCAGTGTTCATATCACCAGAGCACCTACCACCCTCCACGACGTATTCAACTTCACCATCATGCACTCGTGCGAATCCATGGTTTTTCAATTGCCATGAGAGTAACATGCGGAGATTCACGTCGCCGGGGTAGTAGTGTTCATAGATACTATGTTCCCAGGACAGCATCTCTCTAGACACGTGTTGATCAAAACGTGACGCGTCCAGCCCGACACCGATGGGCTTGCAGTAGCTAGCCCAAGCTTCCTTAAACATAGTACCCTGTTCGAGGGCATTAAACCCTTTCATAACAGTGGTATGACCATACACCGAGGCAATCGCATGATACAGGGAACCCTCTATATGGTGGAGATAACGTCCAACCTCGACGTTATATTCCGGCCGCCTGGGCTGTATCACCCGGGCAACGGATCGTTTATCACTCACAAGTATCTTCTCATGTTTCAAAAATGTCCGAAGGACACTATCCGAG